CACGCATGGACGGCTTCGGGCAGCAGACCATCGTGGTGCACCTCGGTGACCACGACCCCTCGGGCATCGACATGACGCGCGACATCGAGGCGCGGCTGCGGCTGTTCGGCGCGAGCACCGAGGTCAAGCGCATCGCGCTGAACTACGACCAGGTGGAGCAGTACGGCCCGCCCCCGAACCCCGCCAAGCTCAGCGACAGCCGCGCTGCCGGGTACGTGGAGACCTTCGGGCGGCTCAGCTGGGAGCTGGACGCGCTGGAGCCTCGCGTGCTCCACCAGCTCATCCTCGACACGGCAGACGAGTACATCGACCTCGACCTGTTCCAGCTGCGCGAGCAGCAGGAGGACGAGGGCCGCGAGCTGCTGCGGCGCGCTCGCGCGCACTGGCCCGAGGTCGAGCAGCTGCTGCGCGAGCTGCAGGAGGACGAGGATGGCGACTGAGCCTGACTGCCCCATCTGCCGCTGGCCCGTGTGGATGCACGTGCTCGGCTCGCTGCGCTCCGACCTCTGCCTGTTCCAGACAGCGCAGGCTCGGCTCGCAGCGGTGCTGCGCATCGAGTACCGCGCGTGGCGCGCCCGCTGGAGACTCCGGTGATGCGCTCAGCGCCGACATCGCATACCCTGGTGTGCATGACGGAGGCACCCGCAGTGGAGGTCGTGCACCTCGCGCCCGAGAGCGGCGCGAGGGCAGCGTGCTGCGGTGCCCTCATCTTCGAGCTGCCCGTCTGGGGTGCGCGCCTCACCACCGTCCAAGCTCTGGCAACCTGCCCGAGCACGAGAGGAGCATCCATGACTGACACCAACCCGCCCGAACTCGTGGAGCCGCCGCAGCCAGTCGGGGCCACAGCTGAGCAGCTGCAGGGCATCGCAGAGCGCGCCCGGCTCGCGCAGCAGGCCATCAACGACGCGGGCATGGGCGCACCCGAGCCGACCACGTTCCTGTGGCGCGGCAGCCGCGTGTCGAGCGCGAGCGTCACCGCAGTGCTCGACGCTGCAGCTGAGTGGCACGCCGCTCCCTTCGGGCACGACACCGTGCAGTCGGTGGCGCTCATCGACGCCCTGGAGCAGCTGGAGCTGGAGCTGTAGGGTGAGCGGCATGGCGGCAGGCACTCACGCGCGAGCCTCAGGGGTGGTGGTCACGCCGGACTGCCTGCCGCCGCTTCACTTGCGGCATCTGCTGCCCCAGCTGCACGAGTGCCAGAGCTGCGGCAGCCGACACGACCGCCGCATCGACTGCCCCGGCAGCGTCACGCTCGTCATCGAGCCGCGCATCGACCACTTCCTCGCAGCTCTCGCCACACCGATGTCGAACCGCTCCCGCTAGACTGCGGGCAGCTCACTACAGGGAGGACACACCATGACCGGAGCACCCTCGTTCACGGACGCTCGAATCGACAACCGCACCCGCCAGGGCATCGCGGCTGAGGTCGAGGCCGAAGGCAGCAGCATCGGTGACGCAGTGCGCACCGTCATCGCGGAGGAGCAGCAGGAAGCTGGTGTCGTCACGAGCCTCACGGTGACCACCATCGCCGTGCTGGAGGCCGCTGACTACGCGGCGCTCGACCCCGGCCCCGACGCTGACACGCTCTACATCGTCACCGACGACCCCGCCGTGTACCTGGGCAGCACGCCCATCGTCGCCCCTCCCGCGTAGCCCGTGAGCGGCACCCTGGTAGACGAGCTGCTGGGGCTGACCGAGAACGAGCTGCGCTATGTGTTCGCGTCGATGTCGGATGCCGAGCGCGTCGCTGCCATGCAGCAGCTGCAGGACGCGAGCGCGAACCCCTTCTTCCGGTACCGAGGCAACCCCCTCGCGTTCGTGCAGCAGGCGCTCGGTGAGGCCACCTGGAGTATGCAGCGCGAGGTGCTGCAGGCGGTCGCTGAGCACGACAAGGTCGTGGTCGCTGCCTCGCACTCGGTGGGCAAGTCGTTCATCGCCTCACGAGCGGTCGCAGCCGTCGCGCTGAGCTGGCCCGCCGACATGGTGAAGGTGCAAACGACGGCGACGAACTTCCGCCAGGTCAAGGGCATCCTGTGGCCGTACATCGCCCGCCTCCACGCCAAGTACGGGCTGCCGGGCGAGGTGCATACCGTGAGCTGGAAGGTGGGCCGCGAGGAGGTCGCGGAGGGCTTCTCGGCTCGCCACACCGACGAGGCAGCCGTGTCGGGCTTCCACGCGATGGGCGAGCTGTTCCTGGTCGTGGACGAGGGCGGCGGCATCCACCGCACGCTCGGGCGCGCGTTCACCAACATCCTCACGGGCAACGGCCACGCCCTCGTCATCGGCAACTTCCCCACCGAGACCGACGACACGTGGTTCAACGAAATCTGGAACAGCAGCGAGTGGCACTCCATCCGCATCAGCGCGTTCGACACGCCCAACTTCCCCCGCCCGAACGGGCGCTCGCTCAACTCGCTGGCCGAGGCTGAGAAGTGGCTGCAGCTCGCGGCTGAACACCCGGGCGACCCAGCGCTCGCGGGAGCCTTCGAGGAGGTTGGGCGCTGCACAGTGTGCTCGCCGCTCGTGCAGGCGCACACCATCGCCAAGCACCTCACCGACATTGACTGGGTGCGCTCGGTGGCAGCTGAGTTCGGAGAGGACTCGCCGTACTACCAGACCCGCGTGCTCGCGCTCCCCGCTAAGAACCTCACGACCAAGACGCTGCCCATCACGTGGCTGGAGGCGGCGTTCGAGGAGGCTCGCACGCAGCCCCCAGTGCCCGGCCCCATCCGGCTCGGCATGGACATCGCTGCTGACGGTGGCGACGAGTTTGTCATCGCGCGAGCGACTGGCTGGCGAGCCACCATCACGCATCGCAGCTCTGGCAGCGTGAACCAGAACGAGGTGGACGTGGCCGGGGTTGCGCTGCAGCACATTCTCGACGCGGAGGACTACCACGCCGAGCACGGCATCGAGCAGCGCGTGGTGGTCAAGGTGGACGAGAACGGGCTGGGGCGCGGCGTGAGCGACCTCCTGAAACGGTGGGGCGAGGAGGGGAAGCACAGCGCCGAGGTCGTCGGGGTCAACAGCTCGCGCAGAGCGCACGACACCACCCGCTTCAAGAACCAGCGCTCCGAGATGTGGTGGACGGTGCGTGGGCTGCTGCAGCCGCAGAAGGAGCACGAGGACAAGCCGCTGCTGATGCTGGAGCGCGGCGAGGGGAACCGGCTGCTGGCGCAGCTCAACGGCCCGCGCTACGAGACCTCCGGCACGGGGCAGCTCGTGGTGGAGAGCAAGTCGAGCGTGAAGGCGAGCAGCGGGCACAGCCCCGACCAGGCAGACGCGCTGCTGCTCGCGCTCTATGAGCCGCCGCGTCTGCAGCTGCCGGGCATCGCAGGCGTGACGGTGGGGGCCGAGAACTACTGGGCCGGGGCGAGCAGAACTGGCACGTCGCTGGGAGCTGTGGGTTAGCTCGGCACACCTCGGTATGCTGAGCGCATGACCGACCACGAGAGCCAGCAGGTGATAGCAGCTACCGCCCTGTTCGCGGCGGGGAGCGCAGCGCCCATGCTCGTGTCCCGCACCATCGAGCAGCAGCTGCGAGGGCTGCAGGAGCGCAGCGAGCGCCGCCAGGAGCTTGTCGTCTGGCCCTCGCTCAGCGTGCAGGCCACCGCTCGGGGCGACATGATGGTGCTGCGCACGCTCGCGCAGCTCGTGCCCTCGCAGCAGCTCGGAGAGGCTGTGCAGCAGTGCGGCGAGCCTGACTGGGTGCGGCAGCTCTCGGCTGCGCAGCGCCAGCGCTCGGAGCTTCACGGCGAGCTGCAGCGCGTGCGCAGCTTGCACGAGGAGCTGGTGCGGCGCGGGAGCGAGGCCGTAGCGCTCCTGCAGCGGCTCGCAGCCGATGGAGCAGTGCCGCGCGAGAGCGCGCGAGCTGTAGTCGCTCTGCTGAGCGGTGAGGCGAGCAGCGCGGCTGCAGCAGCGGAGCGGTCGCCCGAGAACCCGGCAGAGCACTGGCGGCAGCCCTCGACGGCGTAGGACGCGCTTGTCTCAGCTGCGCCGAGCGCGTAGCATACCGAGGTGAGCGCAGCGAGACCGCAGCGCCGCCAAGGAGAGGAACACCATGCACACCACTGAACGTCTGTTCGCCTGGGAGCAGCTGGGCATCACCGTCCCCCCGACCCACGACGCGCTCGAAGCTCTGCAGGCTGCGCAGCTCGCGGGCTGGAACGTGCGGAAGGAGCCGATGTACCTGCTGAACGGGCAGAAGGTGACGGGCCGCTACCAGTACGCCGTCGTGCGCGACACCCCCGGGCACCCCGGCGAGGTTGACGTGCTCGGGCAGGTCGGCGCGCACTACCACCCCGTCCAGAACGAGCAGCAGGCGGGGCTGCTGCAGGCCATCACCGACGAGAGCGGCGCGCAGTTCGCCACCCTCGGGCAGCTCGACGGCGGGAAGCGCGTGTTCGTCACGATGAAGCTCCCCAACACCATCACGGTGGGCGGGCGCGACGCGGTTGACCTGTACCTCGCGGTGTTCAACAGCCACGATGGCCAGAGCAGCTTCCAGTTCATGGTCACGCCCGTGCGCGTCGAGTGCGCGAACATGCAGCAGGCAGCGGGGCGGCAGGCGCTCACGAAGTTCAGCGTGCGCCACACGCTCGGCGGCGCGCAGGTCGCTGTCGATGAGGCTCGGATGCTGCTCGACATCACGTTCGCGTACACCGACGAGTTCGAGCGCGAAGCTCAGCGCCTGTTCGAGCAGGAGTACACCGCGCAGCAGTTCAGCCGCCTCACGGCCTCGCTGTTCCCCACCCGCGACACCGCGAGCGAGGCGCAGAAGTCGCGGGCAGCTGAGCACCGCGCTGCGCTCTCCGCGCTGTTCAGCAGCTCGCCCACCGCTGCGAGCATCCGGGGCACTCGCTGGGGCGCGTACCAGGCCGTCACCGAGTACACCGACCACGTGATGCCCGTGCGCAACGTCGCGGGCGAGGCGCTGCGCATCAACCGCGCGCAGAAGGCCATCAACAGCGACAGCCCGGCGAACAAGCTCAAGGCCCGCACCTGGGAGCTGCTGACCGCTTCGCGGTAGCTCTCGACACACGCAGCGCCCGTCAGCCTGGCATGAGCCGCTGGCGGGCGTTGTCGTGTTACGGTGCGTCCCGTGCCTCCCGGTGTGCTGGCCGGGAGGCACGCCCCGCCAGCATACCCGAGTGTGCGCGAGCAGTGTTCTCGGCGCGTCGAGCAGCTGCCGGGGGCCACCGTTGTGGGTACTCTGGCACCGTGGCAGCCAGCGAGAGCACACCCGAGTATGTGCACCCCGACGGGGTGCTGACTCAGCTCGCGCAGGCAGCTGTCACGCTCCACGAGCTGTTCCTGTCGCTGCAGAGCGCAGGGTTCAGCCGCGACGAAGCGCTCTACCTCGTAGGGCAGCGCATGAAGGGCACGCAATGACCGACGCTGCAGCAGCCAACCACAACCCGCCCCCCGTCACGCACGAGTTCGGTGTGGTGGGCATGAAGCGCAGCGGCGGCACCATCATCGAGGAGTACCTGCCTCAGCTGCGCGGCGAGTCCGGGCGCAAGGTCTACAACGAGATGGTGACCGAGCCAGTCATCGGCGGCGTGGTGCTCGCCATGACCGAGGTGATTGGTCGCCTCGACTGGAAGGTGGTGCCCCCGGACACCCCCACCGCCGAGGAGGTGTCGCAGGCGCAGTTCGTGCAGGAGTGCCTGGAGGACATGGATGACAGCTGGGACGTGACGCTCGCGCAGGTGCTGTCGATGATTCAGTACGGCTGGGCCTACCACGAGGTCGTCTACAAGTTCCGCAACGGCCAGAGCGCTGACCCCACGCAGCGCAGCCGCTTCTCTGACGGGCGCATCGGATGGCGGAAGTTCGCCATCCGCGCGCAGGACTCGCTCGCTGAGTGGCTGTTCGCACCGAACGGAGACCTCCGGGGCATGGTGCAGCAGGACAACTACACCGGAGCTGGGCGTCGGGTCATCCCCATCGAGCGCGCGCTGCTGTTCCGCACTGACGAGTACAAGGGCAACCCCGAGGGCCGCTCGATGCTTCGCAGCGCGTACCGCCCCTGGTTCTTCAAGAAGCGCATCGAGGAAATCGAGGCCATCGGCATCGAGCGCGACCTGGCGGGGATGCCTCGCGTGTACGCCCCGAACGAGTGGTTCGCCACCGAGAACGACCCCAACCTCGCGCGCCTGAAAGAGATGGTGACGAAGGCGAAGCGCAACGAGATGGACGGCGTGCTGCTCCCGAGCCTGTTCGACGGCGAGGGGAACCGGATGCTCTCGTTCGACCTCGTGGGCAGCGGCGGCGCTCGCCAGGTAGACACCAACGCGGTGGTCGCGCGCTACAACAACGCCATCGCCACCAGCGTGCTCATGGACTTCCTCACCCTCGGGCACGAGGGCGTCGGCAGCTACGCGCTCGGCGCAGCGAAAATCAGCATGTGGCAGCTCGTGGTGGAGTCGCTGGCGAAGTCCATCGCCAGCGTCGTGAACCGGCACGCCGTGCCGCAGCTCATGCGCCTGAACGGGTGGCGTCCTGACCGGATGCCGCAGCTCACCTACGGCGACGTGGCGCAGGTTGACCTCAGTGTGCTCGGAGCCTTCCTGCAGCAGATGATTGACACGGGCATCATCGTTCCCGACGAGCAGCTGGAGAACTACGCACGCGAGCTGCTGAACCTCCCGAGCGCGAGCGGCATGGGCAGGGACAGCGCTACACCGCCCAGCGTGCCGCAGCCGCCGCGCTCCGGCGACAACCCCGACGAGGCGACAGCAGCACCGCTGGAGGCTCCCGCAGCGCCTGAGCCGACCGCGCAGCCGCAAGGAGAGCCGAGCGTTGGCCCGTAGCCATCTGCACAAGGCGCAGACGCCCGAGGACGAAGCTCTCGCGCGTCGCATTGGCGACTCCATCGAGGAGGCGCTGCGCAACCTGAGCGCGGGAGCGCTGAGCGACGAGGCGCTGGCAGCTCTGCGGCGCGGCAACGCCGACCAGTTCCTGCAGGGGCTGGACTGGGGCGCGTTCGGTGAGAGCATGACCGACGCGACGCTCGACCCGCTCGCCGGGGTGTACCTCAGCCGGGGGCTGCGTGCGATGGACGACCTCTCGCGCGTCACAGCTGTGCTCGACTTCGAGCTGCTGGAGCCGCGAGCCATCCGGTGGGCTACGCAGCGAGCTGGGCAGCGCGTCGTGCAGGTGGGCAACGACACGCGCATGGCTGTGCGCGAGCTGGTGCGCGGCGCTCTCGCTGACCGCGTGGACGTGATGACCACGGCGCGGCTCATTCGCAACATCATCCCGCTGCACGACCGATTCGCTGCAGCCGTGGAGCGCACGTACCAGCGCACGCTGGAGGCGCAGATTCGAGCTGGCGCGACAGCTGAGCAGGCGGCGCAGCGAGCTGCAGCTGCAGCCGACAGGCAGGCGGCTCGGCTGCTGCGAGTGCGGAGCGAGAACATC